CTGGGGCGCGTCGAGCAAAGCTGACGCACAGGCCAAGGCTCAGAAAATCTCGGCCCGAAACAAGGCTAAGAAGTAACCATGCAAATCTCAATTCTCAACGGCATCTACACGGACAACGGCCCGGACTTTCGCACGTCCTACCCGGTCAACATGGTGCCGGTGCCCAAGAACAGCGGCATCAGCACCGGCTACCTGCGGCCAGGTGACGGTCTGGTGGCCAACGGCAGTGGCCCAGGAATCGACCGAGGCGGCATCAACTGGCAGGACGAGTGCTATCGGGTCATGGGCACCAAGCTGGTGTCGGTGGCCAGCAATGGCGCTGTGACGGTGCTGGGTGACGTTGGCGGCCCCGTCAACACGCTGGTGACGTTCGATTACAGCTTCGACCTGCTGGCTATCGCGTCCGGCACCAGGCTGTACTACTGGAATCCAGTTACCAACACCCTGACCCAAGTCACCGACCCAGACCTGGGCATCGTGCTCGATGTGGTGTGGGTGGACGGCTACTTCATGACCACCGACGGCGAGTTCCTGATCGTCACCGAGCTGTCAGACCCGACCCAAGTCAACCCGCTGAAGTACGGCAGCTCCGAGGTTGACCCCGATCCCGTGGTGGCGCTGCTCAAGTTGAGGAACGAGGTCTACGCATTAAACCGCAACACCATCGAGGTGTTTGACAACATCGGCGGCGACCTGTTCCCGTTCCAACGCATCGATGGCGCTCAAATTCAAAAGGGTGTGATCGGCACCTTTGCCTGTTGCGTCTACATCGAGCGCATCGCCTTCTTGGGCGGTGGCCGCAACGAGTCCCCAGGCATCTACGTGGGCGCAGCGGCCACCACCCAAAAGATCAGCACCCAAGAGATCGACGAGCTGCTGCTGACCTACAGCGAGGCGCAACTTGCCCAGGTCAAGCTGGAGGCACGCAACGACAAGTCGCACCAGCACCTGTACGTGCACTTGCCAGACCGCACCATCGTCTACGACGCAGCCGCATCCGAGGCGCTTGGCGATCAGGTGTGGTTTACCCTGACCACCACGGTGGTGGGCTTTGCGCAGTACCGAGCACGAAACCTCGTCTGGGCCTACGACAAGTGGCTGGTGGGAGACCCGCAGTCCAGCACCATCGGCTACCTGGTGGACGACATTGGCAGCCACTGGGGGCAGCGGGTGCGCTGGGAGTTCGGCACCATCATTGCCTACAACGAGGGCAAGGGCGCACTGTTCCAAAAGATCGAGCTGGTGAGCCTGACCGGACGAGTGGCGCTGGGCACCAACCCGCAAATCAGCACCAGCTACTCGCTGGACGGCCTGTCCTACAGCCAGGACCGCTATATCTACGTGGGCACCATCGGCAACACCTCCAAGCGCCTGGCATGGTTCCAGCAGGGCCACATGCGCAACTGGCGCATTCAACGTTTCCGTGGTGACAGCGATTCACACATTGCATTTGCACGCCTTGAGATGCAAATCGAAGGGTTGCTGTACTGATGGCCACCGTACCCGTCTCCCGCAGGCTAAACCTGACCCGCGACCAGCTCGCGCAGTTCCTGACCGACCAGCAGCAGATCAGGCAGTTCGAGCTGTTGTTCGCAACGGTCGACGCCATCGCGCCTGATGTGGTGCTAGAGATCAATATCTCGGCAGGCACGGCCCAGGCCACTGCCGTGCAGGCGCTGGGCATGATTGCTGCACTGGCGCAGGAGGCCGCTGTCAGCTCTGCCGTGATCGATGGCAAGGCCACTCTGGCCTTGGACCAGATCGCTTCTCTGGCACAAAATGCTGCAGTCAGCATTGCGTCAACGGAAAACAAGGTCAACCAGGTGATGGCACTGCTCGGAAGCCTGACGGCTGCCGTCGAAGGGCTACAGATGACCCCGCCAGCCAGAGAGTTCAAGCGCGCGCGGTATGGATCGTTCTATGACACCACCACGCAGACGGCCACGGTCATCAACACGGCCAAGGCGATCACGTTCAACAACACCGACCTGAGCAATGGCGTATTCATTGGCTCGACTACCTCGCGCATCATTGTAGACAGCGAGGGCATCTACAACTTTGACACCTCGTTTCAACTAGACAAAACATCAGGCGGCACGGCTGAGTTCTATTTTTGGTTCCGGCTCAACGGCGTGGATGTGCCTGACAGCGCCAGCCAGATCAGGATTCAAGGCAACAACGCTGAGATTTTCTCGTCGCTGAATTACTTTTTTGACCTCAAGGCCAACGACTATGTCGAGCTGATGTTCTCGGTCACCGACCTCAGCGTCGAGGTTGCCGCCTTTCCTGCGGCTGCACCCCATCCAGGCATTCCGTCCATAATTCTCACAGTCAACAACAACATCGGAGGTGTTCAATGACCGTCATCGTAAAAACCCTGGTGCCTCCCAAGCAAATGGAAGCCAGCCAGACAACCCAGTACACGGCCACCGCTGTCAAGGCGCTGATCGACAAGGCTACCGTCACGAACACCGACACGGTGAACCGCACGTTCAGCGTCAACCTGGTGCAGTCTGGCGGCAGCGCAGGCAATTCCAACCTGATCATCGACGACCGCACAGTGGTGCCAGGCGAGACCTACCTGTGCCCAGAGCTGGTCGGCCAGGAGCTGGATGCTGGCGCATTCATCAGCACGATCGCCAGCAATGCCACAGCACTGACGCTGCGCGTTTCTGGCCGCGAGATTACATAAGGAGAACCGTATGGACAAATTTATGATGATGCCCAAGGGCTTTATGGGCCTGCCGATGGATGATGAATTCATCACCAACGCAGAGAACAAAAAGAACTATGCCGTCGCGGTCTCTGACTGGAACTACGGTCCTGAAATGCCCACCAACGAGCCAGGCGCAAACAAACCGTTTTATGTGGGGCTGGCCGAGGCGATGCAGTGCGACGAGAAGGATGCACGGCGCAAGCACTGCTCAAACTGTGGTTATTACGACAACAGCTTTATGACCCAAGTCAGGATTGAGCGCATCCCGCTTGCCACCTACGACAAGGGCGCAGGCTTCCGTGGGCATTGCGAAAAGCTCAACTTCATCTGCAACGACATGCGCGTCTGCCAAGCCTGGGAAGACCGGGAAGAAGACGAGGATTGACCAAATGTCAAATTGTGAGAAAATGCAAGGGCTGAGCTTATCGAGCCGCCAGCAGCTCATCCGACCATTGAAAGGTTGCGCATGACTGGTATCGATTGGCTGAGACTGAACCTGCAAAAGGTTCTTGCGCTACCTGCGCCAGCCATCGAGTGGCTGCTCATGCTCTACGGAGCGATTCAGGTCTTTGATGACGTGGCCGACGGTGATGCCGTCAAGCGTGATGACCTGAACGCTGCGATCTGGAACACGCTGGTCGGCATGAGCCAAAACACATTTTGGATTGCAAACTCGCAAACCCTGACGCCTGTCGTGGCGTCAATGATTTTAAAGTGGCAAGCATCTGACCAGGCCGAGCGCAGTGGCAAGGCAGATGCACGCTCGTTTGTCTGGCGTGCAGGCTACTATGACGTGGTGCTGATGACGGTGGCGCTGTGCCACGGCACTCAGCGCGCTACTGAAACGGCGCAACAAGTCATGGAGATGTATGGCGAGACGCTTGAAGATTACATGAAGGAGTTTGGCAATGCCTGATCCAATAACAGCCCTAGTTATCGGCGGTACGCAAGTTGTCGGCGGCATCATGCAAAGCAATGCCGCCAGCAAAGCCGCTGGTGCACAAACGCAAGCCGCCGAGTCTGGAATTGAAGAACAACGTCGCCAGTTCGAGGCAATTCAAGAAATCCTGAAACCCTACGTTACCGCAGGCACCACTGCCATCGGTGGCCTGCAGCCTTACGCTGCAGCCGGAGCGCCTGCACTGCAGCAACAGCAGGCCATTGCCGGGTTGCTTGGTCCAGAGGCGCAGCAAGCAGCCATTGCAGCCATTGAGGGAGGCGCAGGCTTCCAGGCCCAAGTTCAGCAAGGCGAGGAAGCGCTGCTACAGCGTGCATCGGCCACTGGTGGCCTGCGCGGTGGCAACATCCAAGCCGCACTGGCGCAGTTCAGGCCGCAAATGCTGCAGCAGGAAATCGCAACCCAGTACGGTCGCCTTGGCGGCCTGACATCATTGGGCCAGCTCACCAATCAGAACTTGGCACAACTTGGCCAGTCATCGGCGGCAGGCGTTGGTACGGCTGGCCTGAGAACTGGTGCAGACATTGCAGGATTGATGGGGCAGCAAGGCGCTGCACGCGCTGGCTCAGAGTTGGCGCAAGGCCAAGCCTTTGCCAACGTCCTGAACCTTCCTGCTCAGTTCTTGGGCGCGCAATACGGCGCCAACGTAGGCAAAACTGGCGCAGCAATGACGCCAGGATTCGGCAACATCTTTAGCGACATCCGTCTGAAAAAGAACATCCAACGCATCGGCACCCGGCCAGATGGCCTGGGCGTCTACGAGTTTGAATACACCTGGGGCGGCGGTCGTCAGATCGGTTTGATGGCGC